TTTTAAGCCAAAGAATACAAAATAGGGCAGATGAAATAATATCACAAGGCTATGAATTTGGACAAATTGAGCCTGACGCTACTTGAGAAAGATGTTTGGATGGTGGTCCATATTCAGACATGTACATAGCGGCAGAACAACTTGCAGAAGAATATGACATAGATATTGAAACTGCTTTTAACTATCTTAAACTGGCTTTTGAACAATATGAGCCAATATATGAAGCAAAACATAAACAGACAAATAAGAATATAATTAAATTGAATGAAACACAGTTAAGAAAAATTGTTGCTGAAAGTGTAAGAAGAGTATTGAAAGAATATGGTGGAACACCACAAACCCTTGGTTCTGTTGCACAGAATGTATCAAGAAGAACTGACCAAATGAATAGTGTTTATAATACAACACTTTCTAATGGACAAGAAAGAGGCAAAGCAGTTGGTAATCTTTTTAATTCACAACAATATCTTGCAAAGGCAATTCAAAATGCTATTGCAAATGGTATGACAGAAGAAGAGATACAGCAGGTTCTTCAACAAAATTTGGGTTCAAATTATAACCCACAATTCAAACATGGAACACTTTACTGGGGAAGAAAATAATAAAATATGACACAAAATTAAAGCCGTAGGATTTCTCTTACGGCTTTTTCTTATTTTACCCAACTACAATGGAACTTAATTCCTTCTCTTTGTAGTTCATCATATGCCTTTGCAGCGGCTTTTCGGTAAAAACTTTCCCTTCATTTACCAAATGACGGCATTGTCTCTCTTACAATTCTTTCGAAATTATAATAACTATTTCCTTTCTCCATATTAATAATAAACTCCTTGTCAATCTCTACTTGTCTCCTAAATTCCTCATAGGCGCTTTGATTACCAACAACTTCGTTTATTTTCTTTTTTTGAATCTCTACGTAATCAGAAAAAGGTATTCTTTGTTTTCTACCGCGATATAGCCATTTTTTAAACAACGCTAAACTCACACCTGTGACAGTTCTGAAACCATTCCAGTCTGGTGCATAGTTTGACAAATAGGCAGATTTTGCTTCTTGAGGGGAGTTAAACCCTAACATGACTTTGGTTTCATCGAAATTACCTTCTTTATCGTTTTGGTCAATAGCATATACGTTTTGGAAATTATCAATGTTTGGACCGATAAAAACATCAACAGCATCACCATCTTTACCTTTGGTTATATTAAAATACCCGTAATGGTTTTTCATTACATTATATTTTCTGTTGCCATTTTCATCTGGTTCACCATAATATCTCTTTGAACCTTTTGGATTCTCAATTGATATGCGCATACCTTTGACAGATATGTGAGCCATTTTGTAGTTACCCGCCTCTTTTTGTGGGTCTGTTGGTGTTAAATCAACATCCTTAGCTCTTTCTTCAATTTCCCGTGAAGAAATTTCCATTAAATATCTTTTCTGGCTTTCGTTTATAACTAATTTTTTCATTTTACACAAAATTTGTATCCAACATACCGTTCTGGTCTATTTTATCTTCCAACCATTTCTCCACCACTTTTCTAATGAATCTATTTAATCTGTTTTGGTCAAGGTACATGTTTCTATTCGCGTGAAACACACGGTCAAACAACGTTTCATTATCTATTTTTTCAACTGGCATACCTTGTGTATTCATTACGAAAATAACGGGTTGTTTTACAACAATACCTTCTGGAGAATAAGCGTCTTCTACATCCTTATGGAAGTTTTTATCTAAAAAATCTTTGATTAGCAGCACTTTATCACAATCGACTGGGTACTTCAATTCTATAGTTTTCCCAATCTCTTCCATTACAAGAGAGTTGAATTGTGGTGCTGTCATTATAATTTTCTTTCCCATTTCAATCAATGCTGTTTATATAAATAGTTTATAGACACAAAAATAGCCACATCAAGGGATATGGCTAATTTTATTGTGTGAGGTATGTTAACTAACGACAATTTGTCCGTCTTCACATGTCAGGTTAAATATATAGCCATTTTCATATTCATGATTGAGAATCATGTCTGTGATTTTATCTTCAACCTCATCTTGGATAGCCCTAATAATTGGTCTTGCGCCAAAATCCTTCTCCTCTTTAATGATATCGAATATGTGGTTGATACATTCATCTGTATAAACTACATTGTAACCTATATTATTGGCGCGTTTAATCATCTTACCCATTTCGAGGCGAATAATATCTTTCAAATTATCCTCTGTTAATGTGTTGAAATAGATAACATCATCAAGACGGTTTAAAAACTCTGGAGGGAATTGTTTCTTAAGTTCTTTTAACAAGATTTTCTTATTGTTTTCATTTGGATTATCATTAAAACCAATACCCTTGCTAAACTCTGATGCTGTACGTGTACCAACATTTGACGTGAGGATAATAATCGTATTTTTGAAGTCGATTTTCTGTCCAGTATTGTCGGTTAGGAAGCCTTCATCAAATACTTGTAGGAAGATATTGTAAACATCTTTGTCGGCTTTTTCAATCTCATCAAGAAGTATGACACAGTGTTTTTTGTTTTTCACCTGTTCTGTCATAACTCCACCTTCTTCATATCCGATGTATCCAGCACTAGCACCAATTAATTTGTTAACTGACGTTTTGTCTGAATACTCTGACATGTCAAAACGAACCAACGCATCTTCATCACCAAATACCTCTTTTGCCAGTTTCTTTGCTAACAGTGTTTTTCCAACACCAGTTTTACCAACCATTAAGAAACTACCATACGTCTTTCCATTTCTGAGACCAACGCGATTTCTTTTAATTGCCTTACATACATCATCAACGGCCTCATCTTGGCCAATAACTTCCGCTTTAATTCTCTCGTTCATTTGAGAGATTCTACGCTTATCGTCAGCACCAAGTTTAGACACAGGAATCTTTGTTTTCAAAGAAATAATTTCTAGCATGTTTTCCTTTGTAATAACAACAGGAGGTGTTTGTTTTTTCTTCTCCTCAAAGTCTTTGCTGGCTTCAATCAAACGGAGTGTCAAATCCTTTTCCTTTTCTTCAAATCTTTCAACCTCGTCATACATATCACTCTTCTTGAAAGCTTCGATTGCCGTTCTTGTGATTTTAAGGTCTTGACGAAGTTTGTTGATTTCTTCGTTTTTCTTATTATTCAAACTATACTGTGAACCAACTTCATCAAGTATGTCCAAAGCCGAATCTGGTAAGTTTCTTTCTGTGATGTATTTTTCTGCCAATTCGACACAAGATATAATTGCCTCTTCTGAGTAAGTTACATTATGGTATTTTTCATAATATTCTTTTGTCGAATTAATGATTGTAAAACACTCTTCTCTTGTTGGCGGGTCAACGATGATTTTTTGGAACTTACGTCCCAGACTTGGGTCTTTATCAAAGGTGTTTCTATACCCTTTGAAGTCCGCAGTACCTATCACCTGTATATCACCGTTATCTAATGCATGTGACAACATCGCTGACATGTTGTAATCATCATTCCCGTTTCTTGAAGATAAAACGGAGTCGATGTTATCAATCAGGAGTATATAATTCTTATCGTTTTTAAGCTCATCGAGAAGAGATTTCACACGTTCCTCAAACATACCCCTTAAGGTTGTGCCAGCCATAAGTGCAGTCATATCAAGCGACACAATTTTCTTACTGTACAAAAGTGGTGGAACATTGCCTTGTTCAATCAAGTATGCAATACCTTCTGCAATTGCGGTTTTTCCACAGCCTCCTTGTCCAACCAATATAACATTGTTCTTTTTTCTACGTCCAAGAACACGAACAATTGCGTCTATTTCTTTTTCGCGCCCTACAAGTTTATCAATCTTTCCGTTTGCAGCAAGTTTGTTTAAATTTGAACAAAATGCTTCAATTGCTTTATTCTTTCCAGAGCGTTTGCTGTCCTGTGACATACCTGGAAACCCTGGTAATTGCATACCACTGTTACGTAGTGTGTTTATAATATCTTCTGGATTGTTACCAGTTGCTTCAATTTTTATGATTGTACCACCAGGAGGCAATTGGATACCACCAGGTAGTTCTTGTGTGTCATACGTTTCTTCTGGCAAGTCATTAACAGCTTGTCCTTCTTCTATTTTTGACGCTGCTATCTTTTCAAGTAGTAAAGAATATTCAATACCTGCTTTGTTAAACACTTTTTTAATTTTGTTATCTTCACTATCATCGTTTAAGATAGCAAGAAAAACATGTTCAGACGTTATTTTTTCATCGCCAAGTTTTTGACACTCGATTTGAGCATCTTCCAGAATTTTCTGAAATTTACTATCATATTTAATTTCTCTATTTGGACGAATAGCACTTAATCTTCTTTGTTTTACCAATTCATAATAGGCGTTAAACAATGTTTCCATCGTCATTGAGGTAAGATTATCATCAAGCCGTCTGTATATGAATGAATCTTTCTGGTCTAAAATTGCTAAAATAAAATAATCCAGATTAAAAATGGCTGTTGGCATCTCGTCCGCTAGTTTTTCCTCCATAAAAGTCAACAGTCTGTTTAGTTCGTTTGAATACCTTTCGTTTTTCATACTATTTTTCTTGTCTTTTTCATCAAAAATACGTATTTTTTACAAAAAAAGAAAGAAAATATGGCAATACTTACTAAATTTTACGACAAAGACACGAGAACAGATAAAGTCTGGTATAACTCTTCAAACATCTATTATTCTGAATTTGTTGAAAATGAGTTTGATAACAAAGGACAGTTATATGTTGTATTTAAAAATGGCGCAAAATATCTTTATAAGGATGTTGATATGCCTACCGATTATCTTATATTTAAGAAGGGTGGGTTAGATGGCTCAAACGGAAAGGCGTTGAATGCCTATATTAAGCCAAAATATGAGTTTGAGAAAAAAGAGGTTGTTGACGTGAATGTTTTGGAAGAGGAGAGAAAAAGAATAGAATCAGTTTTAAACGACACGAAGGAAGAAACTGTTCGAGAGGATGTATATTTCATTTCTGGTCACAGGAACATAACAGAAGAGGAGTTTTCAATAAACTATGAAACTACAATTGACATGGTTTTGGAAAAGAACCCTAATTGTTTGTTTGTTGTCGGTGATTATTATGGTACAGACATAATGGCACAAAATTATTTGCTGGATGTGCTGGAAATTGAGCCTGAACGTGTGTTCGTTTATCACATGTTTGATAAACCAAGAAATGCAAATCCGAAGGTGGTAAATTTTGTTGGCGGGTTTACGAGTGATGAGGAGCGCGATGCTGCTATGACTAAAGTGTCAACAGATGATATTGCATTTGTAAGAGACCACACAAAGTTAAGTGGAACTGCACAAAACATATTAAGGCGTTATCGTTTTTTAACTAAAAAACAATAGTTTCTGATTTTTTAACAATCACAACTATTTATAAGTAAAATAAACGTTTATAACCCTTAACAAAGATGAAAAATTTAATGCACACAGCAAAAATCGTTGAAGGAAAGGATTTTGAAGGACTTATCCCAGAAACCAACAAATATTTACCTACTATTGGTCTTCCTGAGGAAGAAGTTATCTTTAACTCACAAGACGTGGATACCAAAACACCACAGGGTGCACATCCACTAGAGGTTACTGATATTTACGAAATTATGAATCCTGCTGGAAATGAGGACGATTCTTCAAGTTCTGACACAGATTCTCAATAATCAACGAAAAACAAAATGTTAACGGCAGGGGATATTATATTATGTCCCCTGTCAATGTATATGAAATATGGTGGACATTGTTATTACATATGTAAATTGTTTCGATAAGAATTGGCAAAGTTCTTATGAAAAATATGTTGGGAAGAAATATCAAAACGTTAGATTCAGAGATTGGGGAACGTTGGTGTATTTGTTCCGTGGCATTGCTACAAACATGCCATTCGTGAAAAACGTGTTCCTTGTCGTGTCTGATAAATCACAAGTTCCGTCTTGGATAAATCAAAAAACGGTAAAGATTGTTGAACACAGAGATTTTATACCAGAAGAGTTTTTGCCAACGTTCAACAGTTGTTGTATTGAATTATTCCTACACAGAATAGAGGGCTTGTCAGAAAGATACATATATTTTAATGATGATTGTTTCCCAATAAAGAAAACAAGGGAGGAAGATTTTTTCAGAGGCGACAAAGCGGTGCTTGGTTTTATGAAAAGAAAGCGGATAAAAACAATATTCAATCAACAATGCTTCAATAGTTATTCGTTAGCCAAATCCAAATCAGAAAATACCGACAACGATGGGTGTTTATATATAGCCCCACAACATACATGTACACCATTTCTAAAGTCCGTAAACGAAGAATGTTTCTCCAAAATAGAAGAACTGATACCTGATACTATTTCAAAAACAAGAAGCGAAAAAAATATCAATCAATATGTTTTTTCTTTGTATGGGCTTTTCACAGGAAAATACATAAACGAATCAATGTCCTTTAAATATACATCATTGGAAAACAATACGATGTGGAATATTTGTAAAGAAATCCGTATTCCACAAAGTAAAATTTTATGCTTCAATGACACGAACAAACTCAATGGCGGGTCATTCAATAATTACAAAAACGCAATTAAAGAAGTATTTAATAATAGATTTCCAATAAAATCTAAATTTGAAGTTTAATGCTTAGTATAATAGTTCCTGTTTACAATTCAGAAGCCTTTGTAGGTAAATGTATTGAAAGTGTACTAAACCAATCTTATAAGGATTTTGAATTAATTTTAGTTAACGATGGGAGTACTGATTCCACGTTGGACGTGTGCAATCAATATGCTAAGAAAGATTCTCGGATTATTGTAATCAATAAAAAACATTGTGGTGTAAGTAAATGTAGAAACGCTGGTTTGGACAAAGCCAAAGGTGATTATATTACATTTATTGACAGTGATGATTATGTTCATAAAGAACGTTACACCACTACGATTGCAGCAATGAAAAAATATCACGCTGACATTGTACAGTGTTCATGAAACAACGTTGAAGGAGACGTAATAACTAAAAAACTACCAACCGATAAAGAAGGATTGTACCAAATGCCAAAAAGACTGATTGGTAGATGGTGTGTGTGGAACAAAGTGTTTGATAAGAAATTTTTTAAAAAATACAATATCAGGTTTTATGATTTTGGCTATCAAGGTGAAGATACAGCCGTATCCACTTTATGTTATGTTAAAGCAAAGAAAGTATATTGTGTTGATAACCCACTACATTATCACGTTATAAGAAAAAACTCCCTACAACATTCAATAGATAAAAGAGGGCTGGAAAATTTATTGAGAGTGTATAAAAAATTATACAGCGACTTAATCAAACAAAACGCTCCAAAATTGTTTATTGGCTTAACAAAGAATATGATAGAACAAAAATACAAAGAATTGAAGACATACACAGCCGTGTAGTTTTGGGAATTTCGCTACCATTGACTGTGAAGGGGCCGTAAGATGAAGTGCGGCCCCACTTTTTTTGCTTTATGCAAACTATTTATCTATGATTTAGGCATATATGAAAAAGATTATTATAAACGAAAAACAAAAGAAAAAGATAAAAGATGTTGTGAAGGTACACCATGATGTTATGCTTGGTGTGGCTGCTGGTGATATGGCTGGTATATGTGAAGGTGTTGAAGAAGAAACCATAACGTTATATCACGGTGTAAGCATCAAAGGATTGGAGTTTAATCTTGAACATGGTGGTTTTATTCCAAGAGTGTGTTCAGAAGGAGGTCCGAAAGCAGTGTGGTTGTCAGAAAAACAATATGGCTATCCATTTATCTTCCAATTTGACATACCTAAATCAATGGTTAGTCAATTATCCAATGTTGATTACATTTATGAGGATGCAATATCCTTTGATGATTTTAATTGTCACTTGGTTAAGACCGATATTAGAGCACACTATGATAGTTTTACTGTTGTGCTAAATATATTAGACGATGATTTATCTAAACGCCAATTTGCAATGTTCAAGGATTTAGGTGTTGTACTTTGGAAAGAGTTCAAAGATTACCCTATGGTTTTGGATGAATATATTAACCCGTTCATTGAAAAACATCAATCTCTTGAAGAGGAAGAGATTAAAGGCCAATACAAGCTTGCTCCTGAACCGAATGATATTACACCATATTATCATGTTGTTGATGAGGCAAAGAACTATAATATGAATGAAATTGGTGGTGTTAATTGTCAATTAAACTTTGATGAGGACGAATATGAAGAATGGCTCAATGATAATGAATTACAAAACATACCAGAGGTAAAAAATCAATTCATAAAAGATTATTGCACATATAGTATAGAATATCTTACTCCAGAAACGTTTCATGGTTTTGACTATGATGATTTATCATACGATGAAATCATAAATAAGTTCGGGCAAAATATGGGGATGGCAATGATTAATGATTGTATGGACGGAAGGGAGCATTCATTTGAAACTTTGGAGTATGTTGAGGATACGCCTGTTGATTTGTCTAACCATAACGAAGTTAATGCCGCTGCTAAAAAATATATGAGAACAGTTGACAACCCTGGTGGAGTTAGAGGATTTATTTTAACAGACGGTACAGTGGTTGATGCTGGGTGAGACCATATCGCATGTACAAGAATACCAGGTGTTGAAAGCCGTGAACATTTTGTTAAATTAGGAAACATACGTTTTTCAGACACAGGGCTTGAATTTTCTAAATATCCAACAAATGAACAATTGGGGGCATTAAGAAAGTATTGTGGTTACCACCAACAAGACACCATATATGTTGACGTAATTGGGAATAAGGGGCGAGGAGATTTTACATATAACGGACTAGATTATCAAGATTTGATGAACGATTTATATAATTATTTTACACATGGTATTAAAAATCGTAGAAATGATTTCTATGAAAGAAAGGATATGTCTAACAAAAAATTGATTATAGAAACGAAAACAAGTGTTGGGGATTTTGATTACACGCCCCACATAAAATCCATATTAAAGTTTATGGATGAACGTGGTTATGACATCAAGCCTTACCCAAGAATTATTATCATTGATAAGGACGAAAACAAGGATGTGGTTTTAATTACAACTGGCAATTACTCTCCTTCTGATAGGGTAGTAAGACTATATGTTAAAGACAGACACCCAAAAGACGTACTTCGTTCATTTGTACATGAAATGATACATCACATGCAAAATATAAGGGGCGGTAAGGATATGGATTGAGGTACTGGTGGTAACCTTGATGATGATGAAATTTTGGAAAGAATTGAAGGCGAAGCATATTTGCTTGGTAATCTTATTTTCAGAAAATGAACAGAATGGCTTAAGACAAAAAAGCAAACACCTAATGCCTTAAACGAAAATGTCGAACTGGATGAACTTTCAACAGATGAAGTAGATTTGTCTTCTTTTGAGGTGAAAGACGAACTTAATCCTTATTTCTGGAAAGATGGACATTTGGATTCAAGAATCAGAATGAAATTATTGGACATTGCTGACGATTTCATTAACACACTTGGTATTGATTATGATGAGGCAGAAGATGTGATTATGACTGGCTCGTTAGCAAACTTCAATTGGTCGGAGGAATATTCAGATATTGATTTACATGTTGTGGTAGATTTCAGCATATTAGGTGGAGACCCATCCCTATTGAAAGATTATTTTGATGCTAAAAGAAAGATTTGGAATGAACACCATAAAGATTTACGAATTTATGGCTTCAAGGTTGAATTATATGTACAAGATTCTTCTGAGATACACGCATCAAGTGGTGTTTATTCTATTGATAAAGACATGTGGCTTGTTAAGCCGAATAAAGATAATATGTCAATGGATGATGTTGACAGTGATTTTGTGAAAGAGACTGTTTCACAGATAACTGAACAAATTGACGGGTTATATGAAATTTTCAATGCCACAGATGATGGGTATAAAGTAAGAAGAGTTGGGGAGTTGGCAAAGGAACTGTTTGATATAATCAAACGCACCAGAAGTGGTAGTTTACAGAAAAGCAAAAAGGAAATGAATGATGGAAACATTATATTCAAAACCTTAAGAAGAAATGGATATATGGAAAAACTCATTAATTTGATTAATGATGTTTACGACAAATGCAACAGTTTGTAATTTTTTCAATTTCAGCACTATTTATAAAGAAAATAAAATATTTTATTAAAATCATACAAAATGGGAAAATTCGAGAATCAACTTTCAAGAATGCAGAGCCTAATGACTTATGGCATGACAAACGAAAGTGAAAATAAAAGTGGTAATATTGAGTTTACCAAAGTCGCTAGTGATGGTAAAGCATATGGTATTATTCGTGAATGCAACCGTTTCTATATTAAGGTAGCAGACGCAGATAAGAAAAATTTGGTTGAGGCTTATGATTATATCGGCGGCTTCAATAATAAGAGGGATTATGAGTACAAGAGTTACCAAAACGCTCTCAAAAACTTTGACATGAAAATGATGTCAATCAATGAAGCAACTGGTATTCACGGAAATGCTACTTCATTAGACCCTAGCAAGAAAGGTGATTTCGTCATTGAAGGGACCAATGAAATGAAGAAAGAATTGGCACGTCAGCGTCAAATCATGGAAAATGCTTCAAGAATTGGTATCTATGAAGATGAAGTACGTGTAAACAAAGACCCAGAAAGAGTCAACGGTTCACACGATGAAAATCGTCCTTTTACTGAAAAAGGTACAGCAACACTTGATAAAGACCCTAAGAAAGTATCTAACAATCCTGAGAAACAGGGCAATCCTTATGGTGACGGAAAGGGTGCTGAAAAAGGTGAACAAGTCAAAGACAAAAACATCCCTTCAGACGGTAAATCAATTGCGGTTAATGAATGTGGTGCAGGTATTTGCAAGAAATGTGGTAAACCAGAGAAAGAGTGTACATGTAAAGAATGCTGCAATGAAGAAGAGAACAAAATTGGACAAGAAATGTTCAATGACGGCTTAACTGGTGCACACGAAATGTCAAAGACCGAAACAAATGACCCTTACAACCAAACTGTCAATGAAGAAATGAGAGAATGGGATAAAGGACTTCCTGGTTCAGCAGGCGTTGGTACACCAGATACTGACCATAATAATAACCCTTATAAAGAGAACCCTATCAACGAAGGAGAGGATGATGACATCGAAACTTCTGTTGATGATGAGCCAGAAGATGGCGAAATTGAAGGTGAAGGTGAAATTGATTTAGGCGCAGATGGTGAACCAGAAGGTGCTGAATTAACATCTGATGATTTAACTGATGATGGTGAAGAAGATGCTTCTAATGAGAGTGATTTAGAAGAAAGAATTACAGACTTGGAAGCTGAACTCGCAGAACTTAAAGGTATTCTTGCTGGTATGGATGGTGATGAAGAACCTATTGATAATGCGCCAGAGGAAGACGTACCAGTAGAAGAGCCAGCGGAAGAACCAGTGGAAGAACCAACTGATGATGAGTTTGATGATGGTGATGATGTTTATGGTGATGAAGAGGAAGAAGACTACTTCCCAGAAGAACTTGATGAGAATAAAAAATCGTTCATGAACAAAATTGTCGAATCAGTTTCTAAATCTATAATGAGCGAAGAGAAAACTGAACTACATGACTTTGGTAAACATCCTGGCTATAGAAAGAAACCTATGTCACTTCCTCCAACTGGTTCTGATGAATATAAAGGCAACAGAGACTGGAACGATGATAGTGTACACAATGAAAAACCATTCGGTTCTTCAATTGGTGATGGCAAACCTTATTCAGAACTTGTTAAGGTTATCACAGACAGTGTTATTTCAGAACTTAAAAAAAAAATGTAAACGAATCTAGTATTACAGAAAAAAAAGTACTGAAAATAGGAAAAGAGGCATCACCAACGGAGCAAACCCCCACACAACAAGCTCCAGTAGGTGGTGCTTCTCCTGTTCCACAACAAGGCCCTAACGCTAATGGCCAACCAATGGGTGATGGTAGCGAATTTGATGACGGTGATGATATGGGTGCTCCAGAAAATGGAGGTGATATGCCAATGGATGGACAAGACGCTCCAATGAATAACCCAGATGATATGGGGAACATGGAAGACCCAATGGGGGATGTTTCAAATGACCCTAAGTTTCAACAACTCCAACAGATTTGGGGTAATTTGACACCAGACCAACAAGAAGCTACCATAAAATACGCTGAAAGCCAACAGCCAGAGCAACCAGTTGGAGGCGAAACGCCAGAACAACCAATGGGTCCAGATATGCCTCAAGAACCATTACAAGAAAAAGTTGTTTTCAAAAAGAAACAACTTGAAGAAATAATGAGACGAAAATAACCAACGCACGTTGTGCGAATCCTTTTTACCAACACAAAACAAAAGACCAAAACAAGATTAATTACCAAGCCCACCGTAACTGGTGGGCATTTTCTTTATTGACAACTATTTATAACAAAAACGACAATATGAAAAACTTAGTTTTAACCAGAAAGCAATTAAATGAGGTTGTCACAACATTAAACGTTGGGTTTGACGGAAATGGAGTGGATTCACAAGAAGTGCAAAATGCAGTTAATATAGGAAAAAGAAGTGGTGATTATAATATTAAGGTAAGCAATAAAACACAAACTGGGCCAAAAAATGATAATGATTTACCAGTGGTAAGTTTTGATGTTCAAGGAGACCCTAACGCAAGTGAAATGATGGGATTAATTGACAAACAACCAGGTGTTAAAAATAGTTTGACAAATGGTGAAGCAGCTGTACAATTTAACACGACACAGGAAGAATTACAATATACCAAAAAACAAATAGAGGAAATGCGTATTAACAATATCAAGAAAAACGGTAAGGTTATGACTAAACAACAGTTACAAGAAGAATTCGATAGTAATTCCAAATTATAATGCCGTTGTTGGCACAACACAAGAAGTACGTAGTTTTATGGCCACATACCAGTAGTAATATTAAATAGTGTTGAAGAACTCGTAGAAAGACATAGATAATAAAGTAGTATCTACGCTAGGTTCTAACAACGTAACCAGCGCAACTATCAAGTACAGATTGAACAATATCTTTATGAACGTTTTTCTGAACATTACAAAATAACCTTATATCTATAAATATATGGTTATTTTTTATTTTGTACAGAGAAATCGTTTAAAATTGCAACACAATCTTCAATTGTTACTGGCTCATCACAAAGTATGTAATCATAGTTCTTAATAATATCATACTGTGCTGTGTCTTCAAAAATTTCCAGTTCTATTCTATCTTTATCATTACCATACTCTAACTGTATAGAGTTTCTTCCAGTTGGAAATATTTGTGGGTCAAAATGTAAATAAGACAAAACAGTCCTAGTATTATCAAGAACCCTGTCAGTCAAATGGGGTGCGCCGTAGCCATTCCAATTGTCTTCGAGCGTTGATAGTTCTTTCAATTTTTCTATGGTTTTCTCACTCAACATCTTAATACAAAGATACTACAAATAAATGACAAATACAAACTATTTATTTAATAATTGTGAATAAAAAGCAAACGAAATAAATGGAAAAACTTGTTGAGATTAAGAAAGGTCAGACTGGTAGAGGTATTCTAATTGAGCATGACGGATATATCTCAATGGAAAATGATGACAATAAAAAACTCTTTGAAAGCACCAAAGAGAGTGGCAAGGAATGGTTTGTTCCAAATCCGTTTATTGTTTCAGCCGTTTTCCAAAAATTCGGTATTGAAAACGCAAATGGACGTATCTACCCAGAAGAAACTCTTAAACGTGAGGTTGAAAAATATCAGGTAAAAATCAAAGAAAGAAGGGCTTACGGGGAATGCAATCACCCGTCCGAATCAGTAATTGACCTTGGAAGGATATGTATGAATATCATAGAACTTCATTGGGAAGGTCACACACTTGTTGGTAAAATGGAAATTGAAACAAGCGAGGCTTTTAGAAGATTTGGTGCTATAACTTGTTTAGGCGATATGGTAGCCAACCATCTTATAAATGGATTGAAAATTGGTGTATCATCAAGAGGCGTTGGCTCCGTGGAACAAAGATTTGGAAAACTTATAGTTGGTGATGACTTTGAATTAATTTGTTGGGACGTTGTTAGTGAGCCTAGTACACCAAATGCGTGGATATCAACAGACGAAAAAGAAATCCAAACATATGTGGAAGAAAAACATAAAGACAGTCCGTTAATTTTCGAAAAACTTGAGAAATATAACGATTGACTTAATGATTAACTATAGGTTTTGGCTTTAAAACGATGATTATTAGTCAAAACAACGATTTTTTTGAAAAAACGAAGTATTTATATTAAAAAATAATAAGCAAATTATCCGATTATCAATATGGTCGAGAAAAAAAATAAAAAAGATGTTGTCGCTGAGGCTTTAAGCGATATTGAAAATATCAAGAACAGTATTAAAGCCGAAAGCAAAAACACTATCTCAACACTTTTGAAAGAGGAGGTTAAGAATGTACTCAGAGAATCCATTGAAGACGAAGATGAGTATGAAGTTCAAGACCCAGCATCTGAAGAAGGTGGTGAAGATAATGGTATTGAAAACACGGATTCCACTGAACCTGTTGATGGTTCTGACGAAGTTTCAACAGATGACGCACCAGAAAGTGACGAACAGCCAGAAGAAGGTGAAGAATCTGAAGAAGGCGAGGAAGTTTCAGATGATGAAAACGCAGATGAATGGTCACAATTCGACAAATTCAAAGTGGATGATGATACATATGACCTTACAGGCGAGGAAGACTACGATACTGTAGTGAAAGTTTACAAACTCTTGAAGAATGATGACAATGTTGTTGTCAAAAAAGACGGTGACAAAATCACTCTTAAAGACGCTGAAAATGACGCTGAATATGTAATTGACCTTGGTGACGAGGACGAAGAATCAGACGAAGAATCAGAAGAAGATTCAGAAGAACTTGAACAAGAATGTAGAAATTTAAAAGAAAGTAAGGCAAAATCTAATGCTAAAAAACCTAAGACTATGAAAGAAAACAAAGAACTTGTATTTGAGGTGGACCTCGGTTACACTGACAACTACCAAAGCAAAGACCCAATCCAGGGACTTTCCAATAACGAGCCATCCAAATATAAAACTTTGGACGCTGGCGTTCCAACTGGAACCAAAAAGCCTTGGGCTGGCAATGCTAAATCAGAGGGTGACCCTTATGGTGAAAAAACAGTTGAAGAAGAAGCAAAACCTATTGACGCTACAACGGAAGAAGACCCTAAGAATCCTAAGTTCGACAGCCTAACTCCTGATGAACAAGTTGAAGAAGGAAAAGACAGAACACTTCCTAAAAAACGCCATATGGTAAAAAGTGATTCTGGTAATAATCCTGGTAAAACTCCAGAGGTGGGCCATGTTACTTCTAAAGAAGGACAGTATGTTGGACAAACCAACGAAAATACTTTGAAATCTTATAAGAAGATGATGGAATCTCTTATCGAGAAATCAGAAGCTGTTATTGCTGAAAACAAAGCTTTGAAAAACACTGTCAAACAGGTTAGACAAACACTTCAAGAAACCCTCTTGCTTACTGTTAACCTTGGTAAAGTTACCAAACTTTTCATGGAAAACACAACTAGCAAATCCGAAAAGGCTGACATCCTTAACCGTTTCAGCGAAGCAAAAACGATTGAACAGTCAAACATGCTTTACGAGTCAATTAATAGAGAACTCCAAGCTAAAAACAAAACCGTCACTCTTGAAAGTAAATCTTTAACAACAGACGGTTCTGCTATCAACGAAACCAAAGTTTACGAGACAGAAGGACTTAAAGATGTAAAAGATATGATGAAAAGAATGATGAATTGCTAAATGAAAAATAATTAAAACAATACAACAAAACAATGAAAGAATTTTTAACAAGTGGTCAAATCGGTACAATCGAACTTGACGAATCTAGAAAAATCAGAAATCAGATTACTGAACGTTGGGACCGCCTCGGAATGACCGAAGGTCTTAAGGGTTTGGTAAAAGAGAATATCGCTATGCTTTATGAGAACGAGGCTAAAGCCCTTCTTAAAGAAGCTACCGATGCAAACAACAGTGGCTCATTCGAAACTGTTGTATTCCCTATCATCAGACGTGTTTTCAGCAAACTCCTTGCTAATGACATTGTTTCTGTACAAGCAATGAACCTTCCTATTGGTAAATTGTTCTACATGCTTCCTGTAACCTCAGAGAGAACTTGGTCTGACTCAGCAATTACTGACGGTGTAACCGCTTCTCACAAAGGTCTTATGGGTTATGAAAGAATCGACCGCAGAAATGGTAACAGTTGGAATCGTTTCTATCTTCCTGACGAAGTTGTCAATAACATGACATTCGAATCATATGACGAAGAAACCAAAGAATGGTCACCAGTTGAAGGCGCTACCTATGACGAGGCAGTTGCTAACGCAAACGGCGCTAAAGTCCGTCAGGCTACCCCTGAGGTAACCAAATACATGGAGCCTACCCTCTATGACCTCTTCTACAACGACTTCCTTTATGACAACAGTAAAGGTAAGATTCACATCCGCGTTGGTGAAGTAACACCTATGGTGTTCGTAAATCGTCAGCTTGTTGAACTTGAAGACATTGAAGACGTGGTTCTCTACGGTGATGACAGTGTACGTAACCTTATCGTTAGAGTTGGTGGTTTCTCAGCATTCAATGCTAGCAAACTAACTGGTCCTGACGGAAACGAAATGGACACAGAAGCTTTCTTGGCTTCCCTTAAAGTTATCACAAAGAAAGCAATCAAATCTGACGCTCCTTTCACCTCATTCCGTGAATTAGAAAGCGTTCCTTTCCGCGTTGTCACACAGCGTTACGGTAAAGGTATTGTTTCCTATGGCAATCCTTGCGATGCTGAAGGTTTCATCTACCTCGACCTTGACCTTGCAAAACCTATTAAGAAACAGGGCACAACCATTGATGGTTACATTGGTATCTCCAAAGATGCTATTGACATTGATGCTATCAATGACATGTTCCAAGTCGCTTGGTGTCAGTATGACTCACTTGAACTTGAAACTGAAATGGGTGAAGTTTCATTCAAACTCGATTCAGTTACCGTATCAGTAGAGGAACGTAAACTCCGTGCTACCTGGTCACCAGAAATGGCACAGGACGTCAACGCATTCCACAATATTGACGCTGAAGCAGAGTTAACAGCACTCCTTTCAGAGCAGATTGCTGCTGAAATTGACCGTGAAATTCTCCGTGACCTTCGTAAAGCTGCTCCTTGGCAGGCTCGTTGGGACGTTAACGGTTGGAGAAGAATGGCTGGTTACTCAACCAACTACACTCAGAAAGACTGGAACCAAGAACTTATCACCAAAGTTAACCAGATTTCAGGACAAATCCACAAAGCTACCCTCCGTGGTGGTGCTAACTTCATCGTGGTTTCTACCGAAATCAGCGCCCTCTTCAATAACCTTGAGTACTTCCACGTAAGTGATGCATCAGCAGAGTCTGACCAGTACAACATGGGTATCGAAAGAGTTGGTTCACTCGAAGGTCGTTTCCAAGTTTACATGGACCCTTATTCACCTTCATGGTCACTTATCATGGGTCACAAAGGTAAGAGCCTTTTGGATACTGGTTACATTTATGCACCATATATCCCTATGCAACTTACCCCTACCATCTACAATCCAATGAACTTTGCTCCAGTGAAGGGTATCATCACCCGTTACGCAAAGAAATGTGTCAACACTCGTTTCTACGGTGCTGTCCGCGTGGATGGTCTTGTTACTTGGGACATCAACGAACTCAGATAATCAAAAGTTATCTAATTCAAATGAAATATGGGAATCACGTTGTGGTTCCCATTTTTCTTATACTGTTTTTGTTGTTACATAATATTGACGCTATTTTTGATAGACATTTATTGAAAGGGCGAAAAACGATTATGTCCAAGTAGCCACTCTTTTAACCTTTATCCTATCCCAGCCAGTTGCTTCCGATATTTCATCAATTATTTTTCTTGCTTGATGTGTATGGCTTCCTACAATACCAAGCATGATAACTTGCTTTATTTTATCTTTTTTTAGATTTGCTTCGATAAGGTTATAGAATCTAATTGAATCGCTTGTATTTTTACACACAATAACCTCCATTTGCCCATTATCCTCTTTGATTAGGACTTTATTTTTATAGATAATTATTTGTAAGAAGTCATAACGTGAATCTAGTTTATCTATTATAAGATTATTGTAAACCCATCTAAATGTTCTTCTAACTTTCGGACCTGTACTTGCTACCCAGACATTTTCTTCAACTTTAAATGGAAATATGTCTAATATTACCCAATTTTTTGTTTCTGTCTTATACTCCACAAGTTTGCCATATTCATTTCTGAATTTTGGGTTTGGTTTGGTTCCATCATCATTTCTTTCCAGTATCACATATTCATATTTAACTGGTTCTAAAACATTAAAGTTTCTTATAAGTTTAGGAAACTCAACATCTTCACTTTCCTTTAGTAATTCATTAACTTTTTCGTAAGCTTCCTCTATATGACGAAACTTTCCGTAATTTTTCTTCATCTTACCATTAACACAGACAATAAGTTTACAAGGCCACTTTGTGAAAACGTACCTTTGCTTTTTTATGACTTTCTTCTTTGGCCCACGTTTTTTCTTTGGTCCACGTCTCTTTTTTCTTGGCATTGTTGAAAACTTTTGGTATATTTGAATATAAATAATTTCAATTAAAAATTAAAGATAATGAGTAAATTTGTTAAAGCATCTGAAGATATTCAGGAACTTGTTGAAAAGGTAGCGGAAGAAAGAGATTTGTCTGGCTACATTGATTTTGAAACAATTCATTTTGGTAAACTCAAAGATGTAATTAGTGTTATGAAAGCTAGTGCGTCCGCAGAATATCTAAGTAACAGAGAAGACTTGGTGCTGGTGCTGATTAGGGAAGATGTGTTTGATAAGGTCGATGAAAAAACAAAACTAATGTGGATTAGAATGGGTCTTGACCAAGTTGCCTATGATTCAGAGAAAGATAAGGTTGTTATCGGTACACCTTCAATCACAGTACCAGTTGGATTCTATGAAAAATATAAGGATGATGCTGTGAAAGCTGCTTTGCTTGCCAAATATACAATCGCACAGATTGAAGATGAACAAAAAGAAAAGAAAGCACAAGAGAAAGCAAACAAGAAGGGAAAGAAAAAGAAAGGGGATGAATAAAACGAAAGCCGTAGGTCATTAACTTACGGCTTTGTTTTTATATCCATTCAAAACTTATATGACATAAATACCAAGAGGTGTATGTTTCTGTATTTCCAACATTTGTTGTGCTAATTCTGCATTTTCTTTCATTACGTTTACTGGGCGTAGTCTTTCAAGGCGTTTGTCCAATCTATCCATTACTGATTTCCACTCATCGTTACCCTGTGTAATTAACATATTGTAATCCATTTGCATTTCTGCTTCTGGTATGCTAACCTTTCCAGAGAATTTACCACGAATCAAACCCAAGGTAATTTTGGCTTTTGCAATAAGGAGTTGACGCACAATCGCTTTTGTTGGTTCGTTCAAGAAAGTGAAATCAATTTTACTTAGTGGTACTTGGTCTGGTGATAAAAGGACATCATTTGCGTTGTATCGCATACATTCATCAACATCACCTTTACTTGCATCATAATATGTGTACCATACTTCACAACCAACAAGTGATAAAGCACCAGCAATACCGTTTGTCAGTCCAAAATGAAGTTTGCTACCAGGAGTAGATAGTAAATGAATCAGATGTGTCCCTTCTGGCCCAGCCGTTACCTTATACACCAAATCACTTCTTAGAAGACGGTTTTTATATTGTAAATCTGTTGCCATATAAGCAACATCGGCAGCAGGCGCTGTATAGAATCCACCTACTGGGCCGTATGCGCCACCACCTAACTGTGCATATCCACCACCAAACCCAATATCAATACCGCCATAGTTAGCAAATAAGGCTGCTTGTGTTGTCGGAGGATTAACCCACATAACTCTGTTAATTACTCTTCCTGCTGGAACCGTATAAACTTGTTTTCCTTTTTCAATAGTAAAGAAATCTTTTTTCAATTCCCAAGGGCCTTCTTGTTGTAATCCAACTTGTTTTGAAAACCAATAACTATAATCTTTTGACATATCCAGTGCCCTAACAGACATAGCATAAGCCAAATCAATATTGTTTATATTTTTACCGTATAATGCAATCCAATTATTATCAACTACAAAGTTTTGCGCCCTTTCAGCATAGTCTTCAATACAAACATCTAGAAGCCCACACAATTGGTCATCCGTAAGTTCAACAGCACGTATAGGCGCACCCAATGTTACCCTTACTTTCCAGAATAAATCTTGTATTTCTTCAGTGATTTTGGTCATAACTATTTGTTTTATATTTATAAATAGTTGGCAAACGCAAATGTGGATTTGATATTAAATCATTTAGCAAACTATTTATATATACTAAACATGTAATACTGTGGTAATTGACTACGATTATTTGAGAAGTGAGTATGTAAATTGTGCGGGAGATAGTTCACGCATATATATGATTACGCACTATCTTAAAACATATGATGCAACCCAGAGAAAGGAAGTGCAATTCGATTTGTTTCCAAGACAAAAGGATTTGTGCCAAACTCTTGGAAATGCAAACAACGTTGTTACAACCAAACCAAGACAGGCTGGTATCACAACAACGTGTGGTGCTTTCATTGCTTGTGAATTAGCCCTTGCAGACCCAACATCACCACAAACCGTACTCGTTATTGGTAATACGATTGACCTTGCACAGCAGATGGTAACAAAAATACGCGAGTTCTTATTCCAATTTCCTGCTTGAATATGGGGTGATGAATTTGTTGAGTTAACTGGTGACCCTTCAAAACCACCAACAAAGAAACAACTTTTCAATATTTGTAACACAAAAGAACTTGTTCTTAAAAATGGTTGCCGTGTAGTAGCACGTTCATCTGGTCCTGATGCTTCTCGTGGTGTTGGTGGTGTTACGTGGCTTATATTTGATGAGGCAGCATTTATTGAAAACGGAAAAGATGTATATGCATCTGCTGTTCCTACAGTATCAACTGGTGGGCACGTCATAATGATTTCAACCCCAAATGGTAAAGACCTTTTGTACTATGAAACATGTCGTCAAGCAAAATTGAAGGGAACAAAAGACTGGAACCACTTTGAACTTGTTGAATTAAAGTGGTATCAAGACCCAAGGTACAATAAGTTTTTGGAATGGACAAGAAGAAATCCAGAAACAAATGAAATGGAGTTTTACAAAGAGCCAACCATTAACGAGAATGGTGATGTAAGGTTCACACCAAAAGAATGGATGGAAAGAGAAAAAGAAGGGTGGAAACCAAGGTCTCCATGGTATATTAAAATGTGCCAACAATTCAACAATGACAGCATGAAAATTGCGCAGGAGTTGGATGTCTCATTCTTGGGTTCAGCAGCAAACGTTGTGGAACCAGAAGCAATCCAAATGCAGTTAGATACTAATGTTAGGGAACCATTATACGTTGACAATCTTTGTGAAGATACTTGGGTGTGGAAAGAACCAATACCAGGACATAGATATTTAATGTCAATTGACTGTTCAAGAGGTGATGCTGCTGATAGTACTGCCATTGAGATTATTGACTTGGACGGTGTTGATGATGATGGTATGCCTTGCATAGAACAAGTTTTGGAATATCACGGAAAGAAAATGGGTGATACCGTTGGAGAAATGGCAAATTACTATGGACGTATGTATGGAGAGGCATTCGCCGTTGTTGATTGTGTTGGTGGTACGGGTGATGCTTGTGTGTTAATGATGCAAAGATTAAAATATAAGAATCTTTTCTATGATGATGTTGACCTTAAATCTTATACAATACAAAGAGAAGCATCAACAATACCTGTGACAGACGGTAGAGCACCTGGTTTCCACACAAACGCGGTACGTGACCAAATGCTTATTGGTTTTGCTGATATGGTTCGTACAAATCAATTTAAAATCCGTTCAAGAAGAGTTATCGCTGAATTGGATACGTGGATTTATAAAGGCCCTACTGCCAGAATCGACCACCAAGATGGATGTCACGATGATACGTTAACGTGTCTTGCAATGGGATTGTTTGTTATGAAATTTAGTTTAAACAAACTTCAAAAAGCTAAAAAGAAAAGTGAAGCAATTTTAGGTGCTTGGACAACCAGTTATAAGGTGCAACAAGAAGCCGAAAAGAACGAGCCTAAAAAGAAGAACTTTAAGTTACCATTTTATTCAAATACAACATTGTCAAATAATAAAAACAGTGGGCCTTATGGGGCTTACATGTGACTTATAAAATAATACAGATATGTGTTTCAATTTATTTAAAATGTTTACTAACAAAGAAAAAACAGAAGAAAAACCTATTAGCGAACAACCACAAGTTCAGAAACCAATAGAACAACAATCACAAGAGCCACAGTCAGAGGAAAACGTTCTATCCTCTGCAACTGAGCCTAAAGTTGTTTATAACCAAAACATGGTTGTGCTGTTGGATAACGGTCACGCTAAATCAACCCCTGGTAAAAGAAGCCCAGTTTGGGAGGATGGTTATCAATTCTTTGAATATGAATTCAATAGAGCCATTGTTGCTAGAATTGCCAGTAAATTGGACGCTTTGGGAATTAGATATGAAATTATTACTCCAGAAATAGAAAAAGATATTAAACTGACGGAACGCGCAAGAAGGGTTAATAGTTTCTGTAACAAATATGGAAAGGGGAACTGTTTCTTAATTTCGGTACACGCAAATGCCGCTGGAAATGGTGATTGGATGAAAGCTCGTGGATGGAGTGCATATACAACAAAAGGAGCAACCACAAGCGACAGATATGCAACGATTCTATATGAGGAAGCAGAAAAACTTTTACCAAGGTTCGATATGAAAATCAGAAGGGATTGGTCAGACGGGGACCCTGATTATGAAGAGAACTTTACAATTATCAATTCAACATATTGTCCAGCGGTTTTAACAGAAAACTTGTTTATGGACAATAAGGAAGATTGTGCTTTCTTAAGAACTGATTGGGGTAGAGAAATTATTGCAAGAATACATGTAGAAGCCATAAAAAGAATTTTTACTGTTAACTAATGAAAAAGAAAATAACTATAACAGAATCAGATATACGTAAAATCGTAAAAACCGTTTGCACCAGACTGTTAAACGAAGGTGTTAACACAAATAATGTGCTTAACAAAATTTACATACAATACGGTGCAGATAAATATGAGACAGAAAAGTTCACGCCAGTTGATGTTAATCAAACGCTGCGTAATAAACCATTAGGTGGGTTATGGGGGTCGCCATTAGGCCCCAACTTCGGTAGTGATTGAGGCGATTGGTGTGACATGGCTGATTTTATGCCAGATAGTTTTAACAAACATTTTCTTTTTAAATTAGCACCAACCGCAAAAATTTATGTTATTGACACACTTCAAGACCTTATAAATATCTCAACAAGGAAAGAAAACGGTTTTAGAAGCTATCTATATCCAAATGGTATGGACATCAAATTTTTAGTAGATAACTATGATGGTGTTTACGTTACTAAGAAAGCAGCGAGAGAGTTGAAGATGGGTGTAATAAAATTACCCGTGCAAGACCTTGGTTCGTGGGACGTTGACTCTATTTGTGTTTTTACACCAGACGTTGTAATACCAATAGAAGAAAACTCTTTTGATAAAGCGAAAATCAATGATTATTCAGCACCAAACGAATATCAAGATGAACGGTTTGGGTGGTATTCTGGCAAAAACAGTAGACAAATGGGTCATGATTATAACCTTTATGGTAATAGAAATCTTCATAAAGATATGTCAAAGTTTTTCAATGGTAAACACCCTGCAATTGTGGCACAAGGTGACGGAAGACGCGCCGATACAAAACAGGCAAGAGCTTTTAACGGGACATTGAAAAGTGGGTTAAAGGAAGGGCATGACTTGGAAGAAGATAGAACACTTTATCATGGAACACGAGCAGATTTCAATCAATTCGATTTAGCTTACTTGTCTTCTGGATGGGGACAGCAAGATTGAGGATATGGTGTCTATTTAACAGATTATCCAGACTGTGCCAAAGAATATGGAAGGGGTGGTATGATATATACAGTACAAGTGCCACAGGGAAAATATTTGAATGACCAACGAATAACTCCAACAGAGGCAAATAATATAGCCAGAAACTTCTTTAATTATTACTTAAACACTGACTACGGAAAAGAAGCATATGCTAACAGTCAGAATGACTTTTGGGAATATGAATGTAGTTACATTGGAAAATCAACGGATGGTTTAAATTTATATGGTTCCATATCACAAATACTTGGTAGTGATGAAGAGGCATCTAAATACCTCGATTCCATCGGTTATGTCGGTTTGAAATATCGTGGAGAAAATCGTGATAATGGCAAGAAATTCTGAAACTATGTGATATTTGACCCATCAAAAATAAAAATATTGAAAAAAGAGGCAATTTAGTGGTTTTTACTTAATTAAAAGTATTTATAAGAAAATAAGTAAGCAAACAAACAATAAATATGAAACAACAAGTTAAACTCAGTGAAGCACAGTTAAGAAGAATTGTTGCTGAAAGCGTAAATATGGTACTTAAAGAATTCAACACAAGATTTAGTGATGAAGATTATGGAATATATAAATATGATAGAAGCGATAGTGCTGCAAAAATTTTAGCCAACAACTATAAAAATGGTAATTTAAAGACACAAAACAATAACACACCTGTTGAAGAATCAAATAATGATTACTTTAGAGGTGTCAAAGGCGTTAGAATGCAGTATAATGGGAACACAGCAGACCCAACGTTATCTTATCGTGGAAAAACAGCAAACTATTGGGGTGTGGAGGACGCTATGTGGGAATGGTATAAAGAGGAATGTGCACAAAATGGTGTTCAAGCCGACCCAAATGATGATGAAGGATTCAACCGTTTCTGTCAAGAGCATAAACAAGATATTATTGATTTCATAAGAAATTATTAATTTTTCATGAACAACAAATAAGCCGTAGGATTTCTCTTACGGCTTTTGTTTATATAATAAACGGGCTTTCATTTTGATTATACCTTTTACACGCCAAATCATATTCCTTCAGTTTTTCTGGAACAATATAACTTCTATCAACAATAAAGTGTTGTGAATTGGGGTAAACCAGAACATCCCCGTTTCTCACTTCAACATTATAATCATTGTCAAAAGGAACACCGATAGAGAATTTACCAAGATGTTCTACTGTTTTACCCAAATTGTGTGCGTGACTACCATGTCCTTCACAATATTCTAAAATTGAAATAAAATAATTTTCGAGAGATGTTACTTCTGTTTTTGGTAGTGTAAATCTACATTCATATACTTTACCACACCTTACAAATAGAGCATAAGGCAGGGTGTAAACATTAAACTCACCATATACATATGAATATGAAACGTCTTTATACACGTCATAACAAACATATTTCTCTGGTATTTGTATTTTCACTTTATTATTGAAAAGATTAATATACATCGGCTTTATTTTGTAGTCAGTAACCTCTTTAAACGTCATTTCTGGTGTTTTAAAGACATCTTTAGCCAAAGACACATGTTTGAACATTTCAGAGTTTTCAGCGCAAATTTTAGCCGTTTCCTCGTCAATGGTGACAGGTGTTGTTAGTTTACATAGTTTCCGAATCAATGCATGCGATAGATGAAATTCCATTTTCAGTTCTTAATGTTTTATATTTATATCCTGGTTCATTAATTTCTTTGTCCTTATTGTCAAGGAAAGGACAATTTACACAATCCTTTTTTTCGTTAATACAGTCATCCAAACTTTCACACATTGATGTTTGTTGTTCAAAGAGTTTATAGTACTCAATTGAGTTTGGATTCATTGCTGATTCATATTTATCCCTTGTTGCCAACATTTCTGCCAATTCCTTCTTTGTCAATTCCATATATAATTTTACTTTTTCATCGAAGGTCATTGGTTGTATTTGGAGGTATCCGTTTGTTTCCATTTTTCAAGTATTTTAATAAATATAAACAAAACTTTTGTAAAAGTCAATAAGCGTTTACTATTTACGATACGATGGCTATTTTACAATAGAAAACTATTTATATGTATATAAGACATTTATAACAAGAGAATATGGCTAATAGAAATACAATTTTTCAAAACCTCAATAAGTTAATGAGAGGCAACAATGTACCAGATATATTTGTTGATGATAAAGCATACGGTACACCAAGTCCTGTCGTTTACAGTACGAACAATAAAGAGGATTATGAAAAGAAGTTAGAGGATATCAGACAACAAAAACTTTTATCCTATCATTGGGTTAAAGCTGGCGCTGACAGTGCGATGGAAGGATTGGCAGGATTGAACGGTGTTAAGTTAATGTACCGTGATTCTGATTTAATGGAGACAATGCCAGAAATTGGTTCAGCGCTGGACATTTATGCAGAGGAGGCGTGTTGTGTAAACAGTAAGGGTAAAATGTTAAATGTTTATTCCAAATCAGAAAGGATTAAAGCCATTTTGGAAGATTTGTTTGTTAATAGATTAAACATCAACGTTACTTTGCCAATGATTTGCCGTGGTATGTGTAAATACGGTAACGATTTTGAACTTCTAAACATTGATAAAGACAATGGAATTATGGGATGGAGGCGTTTAAATCCGTTTGAAATGGAACGTGTGGAAAACGGGTATTCCACATCATCAATGTCAATGGTAATGCCAACAGATACGAACAAATTAAAACCAGATGAAGTTAAGTTTGTCTGGCTTGGGCATAATGATAACAAGCCGTTTTGGAGTTGGGAAGTAGCGCATTTCAGAATGCTGAACGATAGTTTCTTTTTGCCTTACGGTACGTCAATACTACATAAAGCAAGAAGGGCGTGGAGAATGTGGAGCATGATGGAAGACGCAATGTTAATTTATCGTCTTGATAGAAGCATTGAAAGAAGGGTTTTCAAAATTTATGTTGGTGGTATTGACGAGTCTGATGTTAAAGCATATGTTGATGATATTGCAAACAATTTTAAAAGAACACCAATCATTGACCCTCAAACTGGTCAGATTGACCTTCGTAAAAACTTTATGGATGTTTCAACAGACTACTTCATACCAGTAAGAACAGAGAACGCACCTAACCCAATTGAAACGTTGCAAGCAGCGCAGAACACTACTGCTATGGAAGACATACAATATATGCAAAGCAAAGTGTTCGCTGCGTTAAGAGTTCCAAAGGCTTTTTTAAACTTCCAAGGGCCACAGGGTAGAGGACAGAACTTAAGTTTAATGGATATTCGTTTTTGCAGAATGGTGAACAAAATTCAACAATACTTGTTACTTGAATTAAACAAAATCGCAATGTTGCATTTGTTCATTATGGGCTTCGAAGACGATATCACTAATTTTACACTTTCATTAAACAATCCTTCTGCACAAATCGAGGCACTTGAAATGGAGGATTTGACAAAAAGAATACAAGCAGCATCAACAGCACTTGCTGACCCTGGTAATGGCATGCCGATGATGTCTTGGCATCATGTCATGAAAGATATCATGAAATTTAGTGAAACTGACATTAAAGATATCTTGTGTGAAATGCGCTTAGAAAAAGCGATTATCAATGAATTGAACATGACACCAGGGGTTATCACGAATACTGGTGTTTTTGACAGTGTGGATAATATATACCGTGACTATAATAAGCAACCAGGACAAATGCAGCCACAACAACAACAAGGCCCTATGGCTCCAGTTGGACCTGGTGCGATGGGAGGCGCTATGGGAGGTGTGCTAAATAGTGATTCTCTTGGTGGTGGCCCTGGTGGTGGAGAAGATATGACTGGTGAGGAAGAGAGCGTACCAATGGGACAGGCCCCATCAGTAGATAATGGGACACCGTTACAAGAGAATATAGAAAGGCGCAAAAAGTCCATGGTAGAGCATTTTATGCGTGAATATTTTTCTCTGATAGAGAATAAAGAAAATACGGATGACATTATAACAGAAGATTATGTTGGTAAGAATATGAATGTTATAAATGATTTACAGGAAAACATTAACAATATTGATACAATAACGAACAATCTTGAAGAAAAAAGCAATTTATTGGAACAAGAAATCAAGGATTTGAAAGATAAGGAAGAAATTAGAAAATTGTCGGAATAAACAGCAGCAATAACTATTTATATAAAAATATTGACAATGGAAAAGAATATATATCAAGAAATTAAAAATCTAAAGACCGTTAACGAAGCAAACAATTTCAAGAATGAAATTAACAAAATCATTAACGAACAGATTGAACAAATCATAACAGATACATTCATCAGTTCATTTAAAGATAGAAACTTTGGGTATATAAAGGAGAATTTTGAAAACTTATCTGAAGAATTATTCAAAACAAAGAAGGGTCGTGCTACAATAAACAAATACATTAAATGCATTAAAGAAAGTAAGGATTTAACGAAAATGCATCAAATGTATGAATGTGTTAGAAAAGCTGATAAAGATGGTGACGTGAACGCTTACTTAAACGAAGCAGTTTCATTGATAGGCAATATCAATAAAGACACTTATTCAAAATCACTTTCTAAACTTGCTGGAATTTTTAGTGACGCATACAGACAACTTTGTGAAAACAACATTGTACTAAACAACAACGCTCCGTTCTACGATTCAGTGGAGTTTATTATGTTTAACAGAAAAACACCTAAAAACTTAGCGGAATATAACTCCAGACTATCTACGGTTAAAAAACACATATTGGAAGGGGAAGGATACAAAATTAAAGAAAGTAAGAACGTTGATGAACTTACTGATAATTTGATGGAGGATTTTAACGCTAAATATTCACAATTATTGGACAATGATGTTGTAACGTTAGTAAAGGAAGTGTTTTCAAATGATGACAAAGAAAATATCTTTAACAAATATAAAGAACAGTGCATCAACAAACTTAACGAAACAAAAATGGGTTTTGAAAAAACTGGTGACAATGACTCTTTAGAAAGAATCAACACTATTATTGAGAGAATCGACAAGAAAGTATATAACCCAGATACGGTAAATAACGACTTATACAATCTCATAGAAATTTCAAGTATTGAGTAATGGCAAAAACAGTCCGATTATCACAGTCACAACTTAATGAACTTGTTTTAAGAGAAAACGAGGAGAAACTTCTTTGTGAGGCATTTAACGGGATGAATTTCAACGAAGCCTTAAAGGATGGTTGAAAATATATCAAAAACGGTGTAAAAGTAGGGTCTGTTGTTGGTGCTCTTGCTGTTACTTTTAATTTAAATGATGCTGATAAAGCGAAAATCTATAATTTTTTTAATAACAAAATAGTAAACACCAACAATAAAATGGATGCCAACAAACAAGAGAATACATTTGATGTTCAAAAGTTTAATGACCAAGTGGCTGCTGTTGATGAGTATATGAGGAGTGTAGTAGCATTAAACGGTTATAACCCAAATGACATACAACTAACGCCATATGAAATTGTGAAGAAATGCCACGAACACAATTTTAAAATTTCCAATTTACTTGCACATTTACACCAAGAAAGTTGTTTCGGTATGACAAAGAGAGCCAGAAAAACTAACAGTCCTTTTTCTGTTGGAAGCTATGATGATGGGACGAACAGAGTGACATACGACAAACAAGACGATAGCATTGATGGGTTTTTAAATCTTATAGAAAAGGATTATCTTAGAGACGGTAAAAAATATAGTGATTTGATTTCTGGTAAAAATTCTTTTGTCAACTACCAGAACAATAGATACGCACAAGACCCTAATTACGAAGCAAAAATACAACAATTAACAAATAGAGTAGAGAAAAAATTCCCAATACTTGGCGAATTGCAATAATGAAAACCATGAAAACTATTAAAATCACAGAAAACCAGCTCAACAAAATCATTTGTGAGAACGTTGAAAATCATTTTCCTTCAACGAATAGCGCTTCTTTGTTAAAGCAATTCGAAGAAAAATACGGTGTAACATTATCTGATAACGGAGAAAAATGGTTCATGGGTGTCATAAATAACTCACAGTTTGGCTTAACAATGGACAATATATTGGAGCACGTGGTTTTTCAATATTGTGGAATTGAGAGGTTCCATATTGGAAAAGGTGTCGCAAATGAATGAGACGAATTGGATAGTATTATAAGGGTTATGATTGAAAAAACGGGTGTTGGTAAAGATTTATTGGCAAGGTTTAGAAGTTTAAAAACACACGAAGATTTTATTTCGCCAAAAGAAATGAAATCCATTGGAGAAAAACTGAAATACTGGCCGAATATATACAACGAATTTGTTAGGTGCTATAACATCTTTACGAAAGTAGCGCCAGAAATATATCAGAAAATAGACGCATTGAAAAACTACAAGGATGGTATTCCAGCCCTTGAATTCTGCTTCCTTGTTGGATGTGTAAAAGAGAGGGGTAGAATGAAATTAGATGCCGCGATTAACAACGTCTTATATGGTGTTGGTAAAAATCTATTACCAACATTTAGTTAATTCTAACTGTATCAGATAACATTGTTTTCAATTCAAATCCCTCAAGTTGTGGGATTGTACTTGGGTCGTTTATTGGAGCAAGTAAATAGTGACTATGTGTGTGATTTAAGAACGCTTTCCTGAAGATATCCAAAAACTCAACCAATTTATCACCATATGGTAATTGATGTGCGGTTTCAATGATTTTTTTCATTTCCTCGTCAGTTATTAATTTATCAGTATCCGTTACGCGATAATGATGTTTTGAGTTTGTTCCTATTAGGTTGATTTTATCGGCAACTATATTTGCCACACTGTTACATTTATCTTCTCTTTTAGTGCTGTTATTAAGCCCTAAATCGTAGTATCTCAGAAGAATATATGCTGGGTCAGTATTGTTGAATTTGAATTTCTGTTTATTAGTCCACGTTGCTTTCTTTACACCACATCTAAGTCTAATATCCTCTTCCTTGATTTGAATGTCTGCGTTTCTTCTTCCAGTAATATAAACATCTTCATCGTCAGGGAAAGAACCTTTTGAATCACCGTTATCATAATATGGAGATTTCATGGGGGCATATTGACTTCCTCTAAAAATAGACCTTGCGTCAGTTTCAAACGGGTCAAAGTTTATTTTATTTTGCTGCGACAAAACAGGCCCCATATAATAACGTTGTGTATCGCCGTTATTTGATATTGCGGCGATAACTAAAACACATTCCCCTACTTTTGGCTTAACAAAAAATACTTTTGGGAGAAGAGGAAAGACATAATTGTTATTGTCTTCAATCAACTCTTTATTTGTTCTGGCATTATCCTCAGGGCTCATTCTGACTTTGATTCTATCCATGCCATCATCATCCTTAACACTGATAACCTCACACACCCTTACTATGTCATTGTCTTTCATTGTTTATATAACAAAGTTTTTTCTTTTATTCAATTCTTCTTCCGTTTTGTTGTATTCTATATCCATAGCATCCAATTCATCAATCAGGGATTGTATTTTGTTTTTTGTTGCCTCATACTCGTTTTTCAACGTTTCTTGATAAGCCCTAATTTCTGAGTTTGATAAATCCTTAATGTTTTTTTTAACCATACTAAAGTGCTTTGTTTTTGAAACTTATTAACGGTATTGTTTTAAAAGTAATTGGCATTTGATTTGTTGATGTGACAGTAACTGGGCCACCAGCGTTTCCACCTGTACCAATAACAGTTAAACCCCCTGCTGGTATAACGCCTTGGCTAACACCGTTAATACCAAAGTTTTTACAAATAGTGTTAAAAATTACATATGTTTCTAGGTTATGTAAATTCTGTGAGCCATCAGGGTTTGGGCCGATTGGTATTCCCATTTTCGCATATTCTTGTATTGCCTCTGAAGTCATTTCCATAGGAGAAGCACCAGTTCTTTTTAGTGTGGTACAATATAACAATAATGCTGGTAATCCTTCAGCTGGTGATACTGCACCGCTGAACATACCTTTAATGTTCTTAATAATATCTGTAATGTTCATCGTTCTTCTATATTAACAAGTGTTATCGGAATCTGGTATTACCTTTTCTGTTTGTATAATGTCTGCGTAATTAACGTCATCAATGGCAGTGAGTATGTTTTTATGTCCAAAAATGTCAAATATTTTAACACATTCTAACGCCTCCAACAGTGCAGCAAGATATCCTTCAAGTTGTTCCAAAAGACGCATTTCGGCCCATTTTAAAATCAATGGCAAAACTTTGTTCTTAAAGAACTTCAATAAAGCTTTTATGATAATATCTTTAATTTTCACAATCAATTTAACCAAAAAGCCAATCAGTTTCTTCTTAATGAACTCAAGGAAATAGAACATGTCGAACTTCATGTTCGCAGCGTTAACCAACCCCGCCATTTCATAGTTTGCAATGATTAACAGCATAACCTTTGGTGACAGTACGCTTTTAACAATTGGGTTTATTAAGTTTATGATTATGTTAGAAAGCCAATGCTCGTTAAAGGATAGTTCCCATGTAGACTTTGTTTCTATCATACCATCTGTTGCTGGTGTAACAGATACATCATACAAGGTTTTTTCAATAATATCCCGTTTTTCATAGAGAGTAGCGGCAGAAGACGCTTGATTAAGTCCATCAATTACCGCTTGTTTATTTACTTGAACGCCTATACCTGTTTGTGTCTCTCCATACCTAGCGTTATATTTGCTCAACTCATTTTCTTCCATCATCTGAATCCAATCATCATTTGTGAAAGTATAAAAACAATCATTGACTTCTGTGTCATCAACCGTTATCACGTTTTTGATTATTTTATTGAGCATCGCTTGTGTTAATATATCTGTGTACCCATAGCTCAAATTAATATTTGGTGATGGCAAGCCAAGCACCAAGTTTTCAAAAAGCCCAGTTATTAAGCGCTTAGGTGAAAAAATCCTGATGCTGTCAAGATAATCTTTATTAAAACGATACAATGACTTACCAGCGTAATCTTCACCGATTTTTAATTTTATATCCAAGTAATTTTCATTACTTAATGTACAGATAGTTTTCTCCTCGTCTGGATTATTCGCGCCATTGTGTCCAACCCTTCTATTTGTCCATTCCTGGTCTTCATGTTGGTTTGCTTTGTATAGGGTGTACCAGATGAAAGCGTTCAAATCAATAGCGTCTTTCAAACTACTTGGTGTTGTCGATTCGTCAATGTTGTTATATTGTCTTTTACCTTCATCTGTTGTCGGACAGATATCTAACATTTTAGTTAAGTCTATCGTATTGACAGGACAGTTAACACCATCTGTAATATAAGTTCTTTTAATTTTCGGATGTATTGAGCAACTATAAATTTCAGATAGGACAAGAGAAATCAAAGATTTTACAACAGAATCAAGTCCATTCAAAAAAGCACAATCCCACAAGTCTTCATCCTGTAAGTTCTTAACCCATTCATTAAGTTTTCCAAAGTCCAAGTCATCCATTGAAAAATTGACACCTATAATATCGGTTAATATAAAACTGAATATTTCCTTATCGTTAATATTAATAGTTTGTAAACAATCCACAAGGAACTCGAAACCAGATTTATAAGTTTTAATTTTAAACTGGTCCAATATTCCAATAGGAAAGTTTTCAACAAGCGTTTGCATTACGCCCAATCTAGCCAAAATTTCACTGGTTGCTTCGTCCATTGTTATTCCTTATCTTTAGTGTTATATGTCGTACTATCAGAACCTTCTTCTTTAATGACTTTGTTAATTTCAGACCTTAAGTTTCGCAAGTCCATTTTGGTTGCTTTAACATTGTTCATATCATTAACCGTTTTTCCAAGGTCTCCGTTATGCTTAATAATCTCACCCATGAACTTTGCGATTTCGAATTTTAGATTTATGGCTTTTGTTTTATCACCAATAAAATCATGCATTGCTTTTGCGTATCTGGCTTTATCTTCCATAGTTAGGTTAGCAAGCGATGAAGAGTTCATTAACTTGTTCATTTCATTCTGAATTTCATTGATTTCTTTACAAGTTAAATCGTAACTTTCTTGCAAAACCTGCTCAACTTTCTCAATAGATTTGAGACGTATTTTTATATCATCTTTTACCATTTCTTTTTGTATATAAATAGTTTAGTACAATTTTTCTATTTTACCATGTTCTCCTTAAGGATTTCATAAGCTTTTTTATATTTCCTCATATTGTCACGGAGTTCTTTTGTTGT